CGGCGCATGAGCGCCCTGACCGTCACCCTTGGAGCCGACATCACCGCACTCAAGCGGGCCATGGCCGGTGCCACCGAACTGGTCGGCGCGTCCGCCCGGCGGATGGGGAGACTCACGGGCGCGGGACTGTCCGGCCTTGGCAGAGGCGGTGCCGCCGCGTTGCAGAAAGGCTTCAGTGTCGCGGGGACCGCGTTCAAAGCGTCCATCGGCGCGGCGATGGCCGGCGGAGCCGCTGCGGTGGGTGTCGGCATGAAGGCGGTGACGGCCGCCGCCGACTTCGAGCAAACCAAGGTCGCCTTCACGACGCTGATTGGCGACGCGGCCAAGGCGGAGCAAACCCTCGGTAAGCTCCGCGAACTCGGCGTCAAGACGCCCTTCGAGTTCCCCGAACTGGCGGATGCCGGCCGCAAGCTCATCGCCTTCGGTGAATCCGCCGACTCGGTGCCCGAAACCCTCCGCAGGATCGGCGACGTGTCGGCGGGCGTTCAGGCGCCGGTTAATGAGATCGCGGAACTCTACGGCAAGGCGCGGGTCCAGGGGCGGCTCTTCGCCGAGGACATCAACCAGCTCACCGGCCGCGGCATCCCGATCATTCAGGAACTCGCCAAGCAATTCGGCGTGTCGGATTCCGAAGTGAAGAATCTGGTCGAATCCGGGCAGGTCGGCTTCCCGGCCATCGAGCGGGCTTTCGCTTCGATGACCTCCGAGGGCGGCCGGTTTTCGGGCATGATGGATGCGCAGAGCAAGACGACTGCCGGCCTGTTCTCCACCCTCAAGGACACGATCAACGAGGTGTTCCTCACCCTCGGCCAGCCGATCAACGACTCGATCCGTGTCCTGGCCGAACAGGCGATCGGTCTGATCCAAAAGCTCACTCCTCTCGCGACCGAAGCGGGCAAGCGGGTCAAGGACGCCGTGATGTTCATCCTCGCCGCGTTCAAGAGCGGGCAGATCCTCGACTTGGTTTCCTCCGCGTTGCAACTCGGGTTCGCGGTGGGCGTGAATGCGCTGATCAACGGCTTCCGCGCCGCCATCGAGTTCTTTTGGAACCTCATCACCGACGGCGCGATGTGGAAGAGCCTCGGCACTACGCTGCTCGGGCTGGTTGCCGGGTTCGGAGCGGCCCTGCTCAACGCGTTCCAAACGCCCATCGTCTATCTCCAGGCGGGCATGGAATGGGTGATTGCCCACCTCCTCAAAGGATTGCTCAAGATCCCGGGCATGAGCGACCTGCTCGGCTTCGAGGCCGGCGACGTAGAGACCAACTTCGGCAACATCCTCAAAGACCGGCAGGAGGCCGGCGCGGAACTGTTCGGCGTGAACTTCAAGGAGATGGCCGAAAACGCGAAGGGACTCATCGGCCAAGGTGCCCCACAACTCGGCGAACGGGTCGCGGAGGCGGCACGCAAGGCGGGCGAATCCACCGGCAGCGAACTCATCGACACCCGCGGCCTGCGGGACAACTTCGGCAAGGTGGCGAAATCGATCCGCGACACGATGCCCAAGCCCGAGGATGCCGCCAAGACGGTGGCCGCTGCGGGCACGGTCACCGGCACCGCACCTTCGGCGGCCAAACCCGCCGCCTCCACGCTCGCGCCGATCGTAACCTCGCTCGGCAAAGTCGGTGGCGGCGGCTACTCGGCCGGGGCGCTGGATGCTCAGCGCGAGAACAATCGCCTCACAGGCGAAACCAACCGGCTCTTGAACGATCTCAACCGTAGGGTCGACAAGCTCGGCGGCGGCGGTCAGGCGGCCTTCGGTTGACGCCGTGCCCCGGCCAAGATGCCGAGACACGTTTCCATCCAGCAGGGACGCCTTTATCCGCAGCCCGGCTACTCCGTCCAGATCGACAAGGAAGGCAAGTGGACCGCGACCCAGGTCTTCCTCTGCCACCGGAGCTCGGCCGTCGCCCTGATGCCGCGACCCGGTACGGTCCACCCCGAGATCAACTTCATCCAGGTCTCGCAGGTCACCGCCAGCTTCACCGAAGGCGACCTCGCGGAGATCGTCTGCCAGTATGCCGGGGCGGAGGAAAAGGAAGAAGACGACGAGAAGAACAACGCCGTCTATTCGATGGGGTTGTCACTTTCGGAAGAGCCGCTGCTCAGCCACCCGCGCTACAAGGACATCGAGGACAAGGAACGCGAGGCGATCCAACTGATCCAGTCCGGCAAGGACAAGGACGACCAGGGCAACAAGCTCCGCGACAAGATCGAGAGCGACTTGGGGACGGAAGTCCTCGGCAAGATCGAGCGAGGGCAGACCAGCTACTACAGCCCGCGCGTGACGTGGCGCGAAAGCTGGGTGCGCGACAAGCCGGCCAAGTCGAGCGATCTGAACGACATCGGGAACATTTCCGAGCCGTCTGGCCCGGTGCCGGACCTGGCCGGCGGCCGCAACTGGCTGCTCAACGGCGTGAGCCAGTCGCAGGAGGGCAAGTCGTACCGGATCGAGATGGAGTGGCTGGCCAGCGACCGGGGCGGCTGGGACGAGGACATCTATCAGGAGGAGGAATGAACCGGCTGCCAGCCAGAAAGAAGCGTGGAGATCCGGTGCTTGCCGAGGACTGGAACGCCTTGCTCGATGCCATCGCCTCGCGCACGCCGCGACCGGGGACGGGGCTTGAACTCATCGCCTCGTCGGGCGGCTTCGCCTACTCCAAACCGGGTCCTGGTATTGCGCCGAACCAGAACCTACCGCCATTTGCCGTCATCGGCATCGAGAAGAAGGACGGCGGCTACCAGGTCACGGTCAAGGACGGGTGGGTCATCGAGCGCAAGCCCAAGTCCGGCGATACCCCGGCGGTGAAATTCCACATGCCCAAAGTCGGCGACAAGACGCTCGACACGATCCCGCGCCCGCAGATCGCCATGGCATTCGGCGACACTCTCTGGTGCAAGATCGTCACGGACGAGATGGGCGAGATCAGCGAGGAGCCCGAGATCCTCGCCGCGGCCGGCGATCAGGATGGCAAGCACTACTATCCGGTGGACCCGGAGGGATCGGGCAGCGACGGCGAGTATTTCGTGAAGCTCTTCAAGCTGGAGGATGATGGCGGGACGCCCCGCGTGAAGGTCTATCAGCAGAGCGACATCGAGCACTGGGCGCAGCTCTGGACAGGAGAGAACACGGGCGGTGGTGCCAACGTTTTCAAGGATCACAAGGAGGATGCCAACATCTACCGCTTTCGGACGGTCCGAGGCGACTACGGCATCCGCCAGACCCAGACCACAGACGAGGTGGAGCTCGACTTTCACGCCGTGAATGCCGGCGAGGGCTGCCCGGTTTACATCGAGCCGCTGGACCCGCAGAACCCGTCTGACGGGCCCGCCGAATTTAGGAGTATTGCGGCGAAAGAGTCTCAGCCGCAAATCCAGGTTAAATGCGAAGCGGAGGAGGGAGAACCGCTCCCCAAGACGATCCGGATCGAAGGCAACGGCATGGACGGTTCTCTGGTCGCGGTCAGCTGCGATGACTCCGAAACAACACTGATACAGTGGGAGGACGGGCTGATCACAACGCAAGGCCCCATTATGATCGAACTCGGCGAGTGTGCCGAAACCACTACCGAACCCCCGCCACCCTGACCTATGCTTGGAGTCTGGTTCACTTTCGGTCCCGACACGCCTTGTTTGGTGGAGTCAGTGGCATCCTTCCGCGAGGCCGCAGGCCCCGACGCGAAAATCGCGATCTTCGATGACGAGCGTGCGCCTTTGTCGGACGATTGCGTCCGCGCCCTCCATCCCGACCTGAGGAAGATCACCGCTTTTCCCCGGGGAGGCCATTTGACCGGCTGGTCGTGCGTGCTCGGCATGCTCGATTGCATGCGGCTCGCCTGCGACGAACTTCAAGAGCCGGGATGCGTGAAGATCGATTCCGACACGCTGGTGCTCGGCCTCGACTGGCTGTCTGAGGAGGCTCCGCTGTGCGGTTTTGTCTCGGGTCGCAATGCCTACGCCGTCGGCATGGCTTACTGGATTCGCCGCGGTTGCATCGAGGTGGTTGAGCAAAGCCTCGCTGGCCGGTGGAAGTCCGACGCTTGGAGAGCTCCGGAAGACCAATCGATCTCAACTGAGGCCTTGTGGCGGTTTGGTCCCGCGTGCGTGCTCCATCCGTGGGATCTCAAATGGGCGGGCGGCTGGCAGTACGGCAGGGTTCCCGTCTCACGATACCGGGAATGCCGGGTCATCACCTTTGGCGACAGAAAATTGATCGACGGGTGTTCCTGCAACAACGACCGGCGGCTGCGTGCCGCGATGGAGATGGCGCGGTTCCGGCACCCGGTTGACAACGGCCCACCGGCGTGAGGCTCTACGTTGACCTTGAGACACTGGAATTGATCGAGGGGCCGGGATTCCGCAACCCGATCACCTCCCTGCGGTTCAAGCGGGGCGACGCGGCCAGGCTCGAAGTGAGCTTCCTTTCCAACGGGACCACCGCCGCCGAGATCGGCAATCCGGACACCCTGGAACTCCAATTGGGAATCAAGCCGCGCGGGCGATACGACGTCGGCTATCTCGTCCACGAATCGGCCTGGACGCTGCCAGCCAGCGGCGCGGCGAGTCCGCTTTACTTCTGCTCGCCGAGCTTCAACACGGTCGAGCTTGATTCGGCGATGCAGGTCGGTTCGTCCACCGGCACGGAGCTTTCCGAGATCCTTCTCATGGGCGAGATCACCTGGCGCGAGGGCGCCGGCGTCCCGACTTCCACCCGCACGTTCCTTGTCATTGTCGAGAACGACGTGAACCGCGGCACGGAAGGCGTGCCGACCGATGCGGAGCCTGCTTATCCGGCACCACAGAACATTGCTTCTCCTGCGGACCTAGCCGCTGCGATGGCCGCGCATTTGAACGCGGCGGATCCCCATGCCAAGTATTTGCGGCACGACATCCAGGAATCGCTCAGCACGGCAAACAAGGCGAATGTCCGGGTGGCGATCAACGCGGCCGAGTCTCCGCCGGATCCGGGTATTCCGATGCAGAAGATCGGTGGCGTCTGGTATCCGGCCGTTCTCGATTTTGCCCCGTCCAACAGTGATAGCGGTGCGATGATCGAGGGCACTCCCGGATGGCGTGGGCGACTTGCCGCGGTCGGCGGGGAGGCATGGATCTGCACCAAGGACGACATGACCACGACCAACGACGGCTGGATCATGGTTCTCAGCCAGGAAGAACCGCCACCGCCCCCGACCGTTACCCCGGTCTACCTCGACAGCTACGAAGGCTGGGTGTCCTTCGGCATCGTGCAGGCGGGCAAGAACTATCACGTGCGATTCGACAGCTTCGACTCGTCACCCATGACCAGCGACTATTTCGGGATCGCATACGTCAACTACGGCGCCGGGGACTTTTCCAACGTGCAGCTCGTTGCCAGCAATTACCTTTTCGCTGGCATCAGCGAACTCGCTGATTTTTCGGCCATCATCGTCGATAGTCCGGCCAGCCCGTCGGATATTTACGCCGAGTTCACCTTCACGGCGGATGCGAGCTTTGATTGGGCAGGCCACTCCTATTTCGGGATGTACGGCTCCGGCTCGCAAATCGGCCTCACCGTCACCCTGACTCAACTCTGACCCGCCTTCACCCATGACTGAAACGCAATTACAACAGGCTCGGCTGCGATCGGCCAAAATTGCACGGCGAATCCGGCTCGAAGAAAGAGCGCAGAAACGTCTGACCGCGGGCATCGAGATCAACGGCATCACTCTGGCCGCTGGCGAAGCCGACCAACAGGCGTTCACCCGTCTGCTTACCCTCTTGCGCGAAGCCCACGACCTGCAACCCGACAGTGCTGCGAAAGCCGCGTTCATGAACGCCCCACAGGTCATCACGGACATTCGAGGTGTGCCGCAGACGCTGCCTGGAGTCAGAGCACTCCGCCTCCTTCTCGTGGCCTACGGGGCGGCCATTCGTGAACAGTGGACGACCCACGCCACGCGCAAGGCCGCGATTCGCGCGGCAAGCACCCGCGAGGAACTCGACGCCGCGAGCCGGTCCGATTGACAAGCCAACCGGACCCATGCGCCATTCCTTTGACTACGACTACATCCTCAAAGCCATCGTCGGTGTTGCCTCACCGATCATTGGCGTCATCACGTCCTTGCAGGAGCAGATCGAGTGGACCTTGCGGGTGTCCTCGCTTGCTGTCGGCCTGCTGGTCGGCCTCATGTCGCTTGTCGGCATGATCCGCAAGATTCGCCGCCGGTGACCGCGGCCCAAAGGCCGGAACGTGCGGCTGGAAGCTTTTCAACCGCCCTACGAAAAGGCCCCCGGATGGTTCTCACCGTCCGGGGGCTTTCGCTTTGTGGCAGGTCAGTTCGCGGCGTCCACCTGGTAGTGCTTTCGAAGAGCGGCCAGAACCGCCTCGAAGTCGTAGAGGTAGAACCGGGGGCTGATCTGGAGATAGGGGATCATTCGCTTCCGTGCCCACTCGTCGATGGTGCGCGGGCTGACGGAAAGGCGCTTGGCCAGCTCCTTCTTCTTGATGAGGGTGGGGTGGACGGGGGGCAAGATTCCCAACCCCGCAGCGGTTTCGCTCGTGTTCATCGTCCGAAAGGGATGCGTGCTGATGGTGGCTTTCATGGTTGCGCATCGTTTGCAGTGTCAACGCGCGGGATGTCTTGGAGACAGGAGATTTTGCGAAGCCGATCTTTGATCGACCATTTCAGTCCGGCAGGTTGCCAGCCCGCGGGGGGAGTAATCGACCACCACGCCTTCATCGCCTCCTCATCCACGATCTCACGATAGTGGCGGAAAATCATTTTCGGGGAGTTGCCAGCCTCCAGAGAGGTCCGGGCGACGTCGCCGGTCTCCGCCACCCGATAGCTGATGAACGAGTGTCTGAGGGCATTCTGACGCCATCCGCCGGGGATTTTTGCCTTCGCGGCGGTGTCGCCCAAGGCACCGGACGCGTCGCTCATCGAGAGAATTGGGCCGGTCTCTTCCCGCCAAGGGGCAAGCCACGCCTTGAGGTTGTCGGGCAGGGGAACCAAGCGACGCGCCGCGGTCTTCGACTTCCAGCCGGCGATCTCAATGTGCCCACGGTCCCACTTGATGTCCTCCCAGTTGAGCCGCGCGACCTCGGCTGACCGGATTCCAGCAAATCCACCGATTGCGATGAGCGGCAGAATCCGGGCGTGGGCGGCAAGCAGGATGCGCTCCATCTCGTCCGGAGTGAAGATGGCGATCTCCTTCTCGGGCACCTTGAACGAGTCGGTCTGCTCCGCGACCGTCTTCCGGTCGGGATGCAGGTATCCCTGCTTCTTGGCGAATCCGAACATCGTCACGAGGTTGCGCCGGATCCCATTCTTGGTCACCGGTCCCAATTTCGTGAGCCCGTCGAGGAAGCGGTTGATGTCGGCCGCAGTGACATCCGCGATATTTCCCGCAACGGCATCCGTGAAACGCTTGAGGGTGCCGGTCGCATTCCGGACGTAAATGTCGCTGACGCCTTTCCGTTTGAGCGACTCGACGAACTCGGCGGCCACCTGGACGTTGCTGCGGACGGCGAACAGGTCGGCCCGGTTCGCGGCGTAGAACCGGACTGCATCCGAGAGGGGGACTTCACCCGCCGTACGGCGGGCGCTGGCCCATTCGTCGATAGCGGCGGCGAGCGTCACGCCGAACTCGTTGGCGGTGCGCTCGCAATACCGGAGCAGATCGATGTCCCGGCGGGTTGCCTCGCAGGCATCGGCCGTCGCGCCGTTGATCAGGCGGACGGTGATTTGCTGGCCGACCATCTTTGCCTCGTCCATGCAGGAGAAGCAGCGGGTTTTCCGCCGGCCACCTTCCTTCCACGCGAGGGTGAACTGGTCGTATCCGTCCTTCCGGTTGATCGTGTAGATCCGGACTGCGGCCGGACCGGATCCGATTTCCACGATGGAACTGCGGCGTTTGCGCTTGCGGGGCATCGAGCCCGGCTTCCGCGTCAACTTGCGTGGAATTCCGTGTGGAAAAGCTGTCGCGGCTTTCTTGGATTCGTCGCTTCGCCCTGATTTACAGGGCTTTGCGGGGATCGTGCTAGACGATGGCGGAGAGAGTGGGATTCGAACCCACGGTAGGTGTTAAGCCTACGTTCGATTTCGAGTCGAGTGCCTTAAACC